AAAAAGATGTCTAAAACAGAACGAGAGGCTTCAACTAAAGCACTTAATGAATTAATGCTTCAATTAGGACAGATAGAAGATAAAAAACTAAAAGAAAGTCTTGCTGAAAAAATCTTAGGGCTATGTGATCAACTTAAAACGTCAATGATTATGGATAAGTACAAAGGTAAGCTATGAAACATGAGGAAGATGACATTCAAAAAGCTATTTGTCAGTATCTAGACATCCGTAAGATTTGTTATTGGGCAGTTCCTAATGGTGGTAGCCGATCTAAAATTGAGGGCGCAAAACTTAAAGCAACAGGTACAAAGTCAGGAGTTCCTGATATTACTATTGTGCATGATGGATTGTATTATGGGTTGGAAGTTAAAAAACCTAGCACCTCAACACCTAAAGGCTATCTAAGTAAGAACCAAAAAGAAATGATTAGTAAGATCGAAAAGGCTGGTGGCGAGGTTAAAGTAGTTTATTCTGTGGCTGATGTTGTTGAATGTACTATGACTTGGGGATTGCTACGTGTCTAAAATTACTGAGTCAGCTCGTGGAGAAGTTTGTCAGTTGCGACTTGATAGTTGCGATAGCGGTATAGATGGAGAGAAGGTAGTCTTTTGTCATGCAGATGGCGGAGGTATGGGATTAAAATCTAAGGATGATCTTGGTAGAGATATTGGTTGGTATGGCTGTTCGTCATGTCATGATTATGCAGACGGTAGGTCAAGTCATCCCTACTACACTCATAAATTTATTCAGGAACGTGTGAAATACGCTATAGCAGACACAGAACGATTACTAAAAAAGAAAGGTCTGAAATGAATGATGAGCAAGAGTTACCTTCACCACCGAGGAGTCCATTTAAATGAAGCGCATATTACATAGAGACAAACCTAAAGCAGAGATAATAGAAAAAATGACACGTGCAACATTTAAAGAGACTGATTGCGATGAGGTTATAGTAGAGATGTTACCAAACAAAGACACAAGATCAGGCAAACAAAACAAACTTTACTTTATGTGGATAGATTGTTTAGTAAAAGATGGAGAGACAGGAAACAGTAAAGATGCATTTCATCGGTACTTTGCAACAGAATTTTTAGAGACAGTCGTAGAGGAAGTTAATGGTAGAACTGTAGTGTGGTGTCCAACTACTAAGACGTTGCCAGTAGGAGTGTTTAAAAAATATCTTGATGATATTAATGACTTTGCTGGATCAATTGGATGTATATTACCTAAACCTGAAGATTTGTATGCTTCAGCTATGGGGTATGATAAGTAAATTAATTGGCTAGGGCATTCACTCATATTATTAGCACCGTAGTGCTGGTACTATATTTAGTCGCTTACAACTAACGAGTGTCCTAGACTAATTAGGAGAGAGAATGAATAAAAATAAAATTTACCCAATTGAATTAAAATATAAAGTTTTATTGGAGATGGTTGCAGATGATTACGAAGTAAGTGTTGATTCTGTAGAGGCACAAGTAAAAACTTGTATTATTCAAGATCGATTTAAAATGATGGAAATATTTGAAGCTAATTTAGAGGAGGTAAAACTCAATGGCTAGACCAACTAAGTGGACTAAAGAGTTAGAAGAACAGGCTTACGACTACATCAGAGACTATGGACAACACGGTCATATGATCCCTAGTATTGAAGGATTAGCTATTGTTTTAGACTTACACAGAGACACTTTATATGATTGGAGTAAGCATAAAGACAAGCAGTTTTCCGACATATTAGGCAAGATATTACAAATGCAACAGTTAACTCTGATCAATGGAGGGCTTAACAACACGTTTAATTCAGCAATTACTAAGCTAGTTTTAGGTAAGCATGGTTTCCACGATAAGATGGAGCAAGATATAAGTTCTAGTGATGGAAGTATGAAGCCAACGATCATAGAATTAGTTGGTAAGGTTAATGAGTGAGTCAGCTCAGATAGAATTACCACCTAAATTAGTTCCTGTATTTGAAGGTGAGGCAAGAACTAGATATGCATACGGTGGTCGTGGTTCAGGAAAGACTAGATCATTTGCATTAATGACAGCAGTCTATGGTTATCGTTGGGGCATGAGTGGTAAGAAAGGTCAGATACTTTGTGCTAGAGAGTTTATGAATAGCCTGAGTGAGTCATCATTAGAAGAAATCAAGTCTGCAATACTGTCAGTTCCGTGGTTAGCAGATTACTATGAGATAGGTGACAAGTACATTAAAAGTAAAGATGGCAACATACAGTACACGTTCTCAGGTCTTAGGAGATCACTAGACTCAATAAAGTCAAAGGCTCGTATCCTGTTGTGTTGGGTAGACGAAGCTGAAGCGTTAAGTGGAAGAGCTTACGATGTATTAATACCAACTGTAAGAGAAGTAGACTCAGAGATATGGATCACATGGAATCCAGAGTCAAAATATTCAGCAACCCATGAACGGTTTAGAGCTAATCCTCCTGAAAACTCTCGTGGTGTTATGCTTAATTACACAGATAATCCGTGGTTTCCTGACGTATTAGAACAGACTAGACTTGAAGACAAAGACAAACGACCTGATATGTATGAGCATATTTGGACAGGTGGCTACTTAATTTATAGTGAAGGTAGTTACTATGCAGCAGAGATGCGAAGAGCTAGGGATGAGGATCGGATAAGTAATGTTAAATACGATAGAGGTAAAGGTGTTGTAACTGCATGGGATTTAGGTGTAGGTGATTCAACAGCTATATGGTTTGCACAGTTTATTGGTACTGAGGTACATCTAATAGATTTTTATGAGGCTTCAGGTGTTGGCTTAGAGCATTACGCTAAAGTATTACAAGACAAAGGTTATGTTTATGATCAACACGTATTCCCACATGACGTAAGAGTTAGAGAACTTGGTACTGGTAAGAGTCGGATCGAGACATTAGAAGGATTAGGCATCAGAGATATAGAGATAGCACCTTCATTGCTTATAGATGATGGCATACAAGCTGTTAGAGCCATGCTAGATAAATGTTGGTTTGATGCTGAGAAGTGTGAGAAAGGAATAGATGCATTAACGAATTATCAACGTGAATGGGATGACAATGGTAAAACATGGAGAATGAGACCATCTCATAACTGGGCATCACATGGTAGTGATAGTTTTCGTTACCTTGCAATTGGTTATCAGCCTTATAATGAGTCATGGGATAAACCTATTAGAAGAAATATGAAGGGGATTGTATGACAGGATTATTAGGAGATATGTGGGATGGAGTAAGTAATTTCTTAGGCAAACCTAAAGTTGCAACTCCTGAACGTATAAAAAAAACAGATGATGATCCATATGGCTTAATGTCTATGGTTGCTAATGCTGGACAAGACTCAGAAGTATTCCGTAAAAACATCATTCCTAATACAGTAGATATTGGTCAAGGTTTATTACAGATAGCACGTGATCCAATGACTGCTGCAAAAGATGCAACTAATATAACTATGGGTGCTATAGGAAACGTATTACCTGAAGGAGTTACTATTGGTGGTGGCTTGTTTGACTATGACAATACTGAGAATGTTAAAAATGTTTCTAATATGTTTGATACTGTAGTTGAAAAGTTAAGCACAGCAGAAGGTAGAAGAGACACATTCCTACAAAACCCTGTAGATTTCTTGTTTGGTGCATTTGCTTTAGCTTCAGGAGCTACTAAATTATCTAAGATGACACCTGATATTAAAGAAAAATTTGATAGTGTAGTAGAAAAAGTAGAGTTACAAGTATCTAAAGGCATGGATCAGACAGAAGCATTTGCTATTGAGGTAGATAAATTATTCCCTGATGCTTTTGGTGGTGTTCCAATGCAAAAGATTATTACTAATAGCGGTGATTATCAAGGTCTAGGTGTTTCACAAGGCATTATAGACAACCTAAAATTGCTTGATCCAACACACGCAAACCCAGCGAAACGTGCTGCTGATCTAAAAATGATTAAAGAAGGAACGTATGATCCAAACAAAACTATACAAACGTATGGCAAAACTGTAGGTGACGAGCCAGTTTCACTTTATGATTATATGAATCGTCATATTGTATTTGGTATGGGAGATACTAGTAGCACAACAGGAGAAGTATTAAATGTTAATGGTTTTCCTTTACACACAGGAGTTAAAAAAGAAGGTGGTACTGCCTTTGGAACAGATGCTGCAAACTACAAGAGAAAAGCGATATGGGCATCAGCTAAAACACAATTAGGTGCGTTACAAAACAAATTAAGAGAAGTACAAAATGC